GGTCGCCATATAAAAGGTTGTAGAGATTTGACCTCCCCTACCCGTCCATTAAAAAGTGTAGATTGGATACTGATCTTCTGTTCTTGTCTTTCGATCGTGGCACCTCTTACATAAAGGTTGCCAGTTGTTTTCATTCCAGAACAGACTCTGGTCTCCTCGATGTGGTTTGATGTGGTCGACAACCGTTGCTTGAGTGAGCTTTCCATTCTGTTCACAGCGTTTGCAAAGAGGGTGAGCGTTTAAGAATCGTTTGCTCGCTTTCCTCCAACGGTTATCATAACCACGCTCGCTTGCATTCGCTCTATCATTAACATGAAGCTTCGCATGAAACTCACAGTACTTGTCATCTGTTAACAAAGGACAACCGTTGTGTCTGCACGGCTTCTTTGGTTTCTTTGGCATTGTTCTCAACTCCGTACTTCAAATAAAAAAGCCCCGAAGGTTTGTCCTTCAAGGGCTGATAACTATGCTATTTCTACAGCTTATACTCTATCACATGATGAGGGTGGCTTATAATGGCTTTTCATGGTGTGTTTATAAAAACAAAAGAAAAACCCTCAAAGGAACTGTAACCTTCAAGGATGTGTGGGGCCATTCATATGCATTCCACCGTGTTGCTTTCCAATAACTTGTTCGCTTCCTTCAATGCTTTTTTATGCAATCGATAAGTCCAACGTAAATCGTAGCCCATAACAGTAGCGACTTCTTCCCAAGTACTACCCCCGAGATAGCGGAGCTCAAGGAGCAATCGATGTGAGGAATTATCAATTTTAGATACAAAGCTGGCCAACTCCCGCTTTAAATCAATTAATTGGTCAATATCATCATTGATTTCATCCTCAAGGCTCATTAACTTCACGAGAGTATTTTCCATTGGCGATCGCTGTTTTGTGTCTTGAACTTTATCATCCCGGAGGATCAATGTTGTTTTTAATGCGAGGTCCCTTAGCACTGACACTTGTTCCAATTTACAATTGATTCTTTGATCAAGGTTAAAAGCCTGAGATAAATATTCTTTAGCGTTCACCGGCAATTCCTCCTGTCTTTCCACTAGGCAAACCCTCTTTGTATTTATTTATTTCCGCCTTCACCGCTTCAATCAAGGCTGCTTGCCTCACGTCTTTACCTTTCAGCGCTTTCATCACACGTTCATCTATTGTCCCTTTTGCTATCAGGTGGTGGATGACCACTGTATCCTTTTGCCCCTGTCGCCAGAGCCGGGCATTGGTTTGCTGATATAGTTCCAAGCTCCATGTCAATCCGAACCAAACAAGAATGGAGCCTCCAGCTTGCAGATTCAGTCCATGCCCCGCAGATGCTGGATGTATGATGGCAACAGGAATTTCTCCTTGGTTCCATCTCCTAATGGAATCAGCATTGGATAAAACTTCAACATCAAATCGGTTTTGTATCCGAGTCAGATCATGCTTAAACCAATATGAAATCAAGACAGGTTTTCCATAAGCTCCTTCCACTACATCCTCTAACGCATCTAGCTTATGATCGTGTATATGAGTTACCGCACCCTGATCATCATAGACTGCTCCATTAGCCATTTGGAGGAGCTTTCCAGATAGTGCAGCCGCATTGGCTGCAGTAATTTCCTCACCTTTGACTATTGTTATAAGATCTCGATTCATACTGTCGAGAGTTTTCATTTCCTTTTCGGAAAGCCTGACTGAAACTTCGTTTATGACTAGCTCTGGTAGTTTAAGATAATCGGATCCTTTCATACTGATAGTGATATCCGAAATCTGTCGGTAGATAGCTTCTTCTGCTCCCTGCTTTGGTTTGTAGGAGTATATAACTTGCTGATTGCGCTTATCCGGCACAAAATAATCTTCCCTGTATCTACCAATAAACCGCCCCAGTCTTTGCCCCATGTCCAATAGTCGATACTCTGCCCATAAATCCATTAAACTATTAGATGATGGTGTCCCAGTAAGCCCAACAAACCTTTTAACCAAAGGTCTGACTTTCATTAGGCTTTTAAACCTTTTTGCTTGGTGGGATTTAAACGAGGACAGTTCATCTACCACTACCATGTCAAAATCAAAAGGAATGCCGCTTTTAGAAATGAGCCATTCGACGTTTTCTCGATTAATTATATACACTTGTGCTCTTTTCATAAGTGCTACTTTTCTCTGAACCTCAGAACCAACTGCTACGGTATATTTAAGCCCTTTAAGATGATCCCACTTTTCAATTTCTGCAGGCCACGTATCCCTTGCTACTCTCAATGGGGCAATGACCAGAACCTTTCCAATTTCAAAACTATCAAGACATAGGTCAAATATAGCAGTTAGAGTAATGACGCTTTTGCCAAGACCCATCTCTAAAAAGACTGCCGCTATGGGATGCTCTAAAATGAAATTGGTTGCAAAGGTCTGATATTTATGAGGTTTGTATTTCATTGAGTATCCCTCCAATCTGCTTAACATCATCAATTACATAACAGATAAAGCCTAACTTCTGTAATTGCTTTATTCTTCTTATCTGTAGCGGACGAGGCTTCTTACCGGGAGCCTTTAATTCCACAAAAGCCATCTTCCCATATGGTAAAAGCACTAGGCGGTCTGGCATTCCATCTAAACCTGGACTAACAAACTTCGCCGCAATACCTCCCATCTTTTTTACCTCAGCCACCAGTTTCTTTTCGATAACTTTTTCAAGCATAAATACCTCCCATATAAAAAAGCTCGGAACAAGAAAACAACTTTGACCAAATTTTCCTATACGCGCGTGTATGCGTGTATGCACAGGCTACTATTACTTCTTTTTGCTATTTATAAATAAATAGGATACTTCTTGTTCCACTTGTTCCAAACCGTAGATTTTCCTTTTCAATACTAGCTTTAGGGAAAGAACCAGTATGGGAACAAAGTAAGGCACAACTTAGCTTTGTTCCTCGACTCGGGAATAAGCTCGCTGCTTTCCATAGATATGAAAGTTACTTGTTCCATTCTTGTTCCCGGTGTACTTGTTCCACTCACTGATCTTTTTCATAATGGCACCGATGGCATAAGAATCAGATGTTCTCATGGAGGATGCATCTTTCCCAAAACATTCACACCAAATCTCCATATTGCAGACAAGGGTTCTTTTTACTGTTCCAACACGGGTGCCGCCGCCAAATTCGCTACCGCCGAGGAAATTTCTACGCTCGTACAAAGACATCGTGTCCCAATCATCTGGTAAGAGCGTATCCAAGTAGGTACGAACCAGTCCTTCTCGTTCATCCGTTTCCATAGCATCTGCCTGTTCACTAGTTGCAATGGATACATCATCACCTTCAAGGTAGAGTTTTTCGCCCTTCTCATAAAGCACTAGTACCTCTGCCCAAATCTGCTGCACTTCCTCTTTGGTCATCTGCCAAGCTTTCTTTTTTCCGTTACCGCTAATGCGGACTGGCCAGAATCTGCGGTTGCCCGTAATATCTCGAAGAAATCCGCTTTCTGCATTAGTAGAACCTACAATCACACACTGACGAGGATGGCTTTCCACGTTGACTCCATAACTTGCACGGTACTTATCATCCGCCCTTGAAATAAAGGACTTCACAATCTCTACATCCGTCTTACGCATACCGGCAAGCTCACCAAGTTCTAGCAACCAATACCCTTGAAGTTTTTCAGCACCAGATTTATCTTTCATGTCCGTAACAGTCAAACTGTCTGAAAACCAGTCTCCAGCAAGTTTGGCAAAGAAGGTTGACTTACCAATACCCTGAGGACCGTTTAAGATTAGAACACTATCAAACTTTGTACCTGGTCTATAAATGCGGGCTACCGCCGCAACCATTGTTTTGCGAATAACTGCTTTTGTATAGGAATTATCTGTTGTACCGAAATAATCAATTAGTAGATTTTCTACTCGACTAATTCCATCCCATTTTGGCAGGGAGTCTAGATATTCCTTAACGGGATGGTAGGCTCGTTCTGCCGCTACCGCTAACACAGCATCCTTGGTCTTGGTTGGAGAGTAGACTCCGTATTTGCTGCTTAAGTACACCTTAAGAAGTGCATTGTCCGAATCATTCCAACCCGCCTTAAGCTGTTCCCAAGGCAGACCACCTTTGGCATCAATACCATCACGGTGGCAGTTGAAAGCTATATGCTGTAAATCTTCATCATGCCGAATAATTAGGACGATGTTGTCCAAAGTGTCTTTTATCCGACCTTGCTTATCCAATTCCAATCCTATCTGCCAATCCTCATCACTAAACTCATCTTCAGCCTGAACCTGTCTTTCCTTTGCGAACTCAGATTTTACCGCCTCATCTTTTATAGCAAACTCGCACATTGCCACAAAAGACGGCATCTTTCCAGGAGCCGTAGTAGTGGAAGCTCTACCATCTAAAGAACCGAATTTATGAATACGAACGAGATCAAAAGCATTGAGAAGCAGGCCACTTGCTGGGTCGGTGGCATGGTGACTGTAAGCGAATTTATCATCATAAATTATTACACCCGCACTACTGTCAGCTGGAATATAGTCATAGCGCCCTTCCATAGCAGATGGAGCATAAATTGTTCCTAAAAATTTATCAATTGCTTCACGAACGGAATAGGCACGACAGAATGTTCCTACCACACCTTCCTTTAAAAGCGGATTAGCTTGTTCTTTAAGACTGCGATTAATAACTTCAGACTGCCTGCTTGAAATGGGCCAAGTTGATGTATCTCGCCAGTTTACATATTTTGAAAGATAAACATCTGGGTCAAGTAATGCTCCATCCTGCTCTTCGTAGACAAATTCACCGTTAGAGGAAGTGGATGGCCAATACATAAGGCGATGGGCTTCA